ATTCACCAAGTTACCAATGGCGTCAACGAGCAGCACTTTTACCCGGTCGATCAAGAACCCGGCGACCCGTACATCGTAGTCGAGGGCGATGGCCGTAACGAGGCCAAGGACGTGCACGGCTACGCCTGGAAGGTAGCGGCAGAGCTACAGCGGCAATACGGCTATGCGATCAAGGGGATGGCGGCGGTGCCCCCGCACATCAACGTCAAGTTTGACCAGTTCGTGCTGAAACCTACGGAGGCCGACTATCGTGCCCTCTACAGTGGCGCGGAGTTTATGATCAAGGCATCTCGGTGGGAAGGGCGCAGCCTGGCCCCTCTTGAGGCAATGGCCTGTGGGACATTCACCGTCCGGGCGTTGAATTACGGAGACGAGGATTTGGTACACGAACAAAATTGTCTCCGTTGCAAGTACGACTACCAACTGTTGCTCCGTCTTGCGAAACGGGCAGCGGAGGACGCTGAGCTACGCGAGAGACTACGTGCCAGTGCCCTGGCCTATGCTCAAGAAAGGCTGGCATGGCCCCCGATAATAGATCGGGTGGAGCAGCTTCTTGGCCTTAACAACTAGCGACCTAGCGATCTTTGATCTGGCCGTAGACAACGGCAACATCTTCACTGAATACTACTTCAATGGGTTTCAGTTCCAGACGTGGCAGCTTTTTCTGCATCACGCCGCGCAGCCGAACATGAGCGTCATTGGAGGGGTGGGCAGTGGCAAGACTCTCGGGGTAGGGATCAGCGCGGCGACGTGGTGCGCGATGGTCGAGCACTTTAGTTTTATGAACGTGGCGCCTACGTCCTGGCAGTCTACGCTGATGTACGATGCGATCTTGTCCTGGGCAGACGCAGGCTTGTACGCCGACAAGTTTATCACGCGAGTGGCGCGCAAACCGTACCCCGTGATCGAGTTGTACAACGGCAGCACGATGCGCTTTATGACGGCGCAAGACGACATCAGCCGCCTCCGTGGATGGGAAGGCGACTGGATGAACGGGGACGAATTTGGTTTTATAGACACCCTGACCACGACCTGCGCGATCATGCGTACCCGCTTGCGCGGCAAGACGCCATTTGGTAGAGCACGGCTAGGCCGGCTTTCGGTGGCGACCACGGCAACAGATAACCCGGACCTGTGGGATCGCTTTGACAGGGCGATAGACAACCCGGATCGCTACTTGAGCTTTACGGTTCGCACAGATCAGAACCCGCACCTTACCCTGCGTGACATAGAACTGATGATGGAGGACATCCCCGAGGAACTGCGTACCATCGAGATGGATGGCGCTAGGCCAATGGGACGAGGGCAGTTCTTCCCTCTGCACGTCGTCAGGAATTGCGAGAGCCGGGACTTGAACGAACTGGCGTACCAGGCGCAAGAGGCCAAGGTGCCCGGTGCTCTGTACGAGGAAAACAGCCGACTCGGTGTACTGCGGTACGCGCTTCCGGCAATCCCTGGACACGAGTATCTGATTGTGGGCGACCCCGGTACGGGCAACTTTCCACGGCGAAACGCCGGCGTTGTACTGGTCTTTGACATTACAGGATTCCCGCTTCAAGAGGGCAGCGTAGCCGAGTTGGTAGCCTTTGCCTGGGTGAATGGCAATGGCAAGTACCACAACTTTGAAGTGCAGTTCAAGACCTGGTGGGAATACTACAGATGCGGGATGAACGCAAGCCTGGAGACAACCGGCCCGCAAAAGTCACTGGCCGAGTATGCGTTTACCCTTGGCTTGGGTGGGCAACAGATGCTCATCGAGCCGATGGATATGAGCGGCAACAAAAAGAACGAGGCCCTCCAGGCGGCGATCCAAATCTACCAGCGTGGCCTCCTTCGTACCCCGTTTATCCGAGGAATGAGGAATCAGCTAGTGGGCTATGTACTTCCTGACACCAAGATCGCGCAAGACATCGTATCAGCCATGATGGTAGCTGCGGCCTGGCTACGCAAGTGGCGGATCTGGAACCTCTTTGACGCTCAGGGCGTTGAAGATGACAACCGCGATCCCAACGATGATTGGGAGCCTGGTGAGGATGAGGGGCTAATTCGTCGTCCAAGAATCGACTCAAGGCCCCGGAGGTAGGTGTATGCCAAGTCTATTCTCTAGTTGGGACAGCGGCAAGTATGCCGACATCATAGATGGTATGGCCCCTGACAGCTATCATCACACGCTATGGTCTGCTCAGTCGGCAGTGTATCAAGAGATGTGGAGCTACTACAATCGCAGCATCTTTGACGAAACGCTCTCTAACAAGGGAGATGACCCCAAGTACCCATTGGGGATCAACCTCTTTGAAACAGCTTGTTTGAACCATAGGGCTTGCCTGTTCGGGGAGTTCGAGGACGATGTGCTCCGCTTCCGTGTCAGGAGCGAGAACAATGACGGTGCTGTAGTGGAGCGAGCGTTAGCGCGGATTTGGCGGCATTCGTCGGCCAACAGTATCCTACTTGAGAGCGGTACGCTGTGCATGGTCCTGGGTGGCGTTGTGTTCCGTGTCATCTGGCACCCGGTACACAAGCGGGTGTACATTCGGAACGTAGCGGCAGACGCCTTCTTTCCCGTTTGGGACCCCGACGACTATCACCGGCTGCTTGAAGCGTACATCGTCTACCAGGTAGACGGTATCCAGGCGACCCGGCGCTTTCACGTCAAGGTGGATGCTGGCGAGAGCCTGCACACAGTCCAAGAGCGGTGGACACCTGACTTTTACGAGGTACGGTGTGATGACGAACCGGCGTTTTGGGACGACAAGCGCCAGTTTCCAATGAGCGGGCCAAACCCCTACCGCGATCCTCTCTCTGGCCTTGGGATCATCCCGGTTGAGTACATACCGCGTGATCGTGGCGGGAACTTTTACGGCGTGCCATTGGGCAAGAACATCATCGGCCTACAGAACGCCTACAACCTGAGTGCAGCGGACGTGAGTGATGCTATCTTGGACGCTACGCACCAGTACCTTTTTGTCAAGAACCGCCCCCTGGGCACCAAGGGCTTAGAGACGCTACAGAGGGGCAAGCTGATGAACCTGGGTATGGCCCCTCCGGGTGGAGAGGCCCCGGTGGTTGAGGCTGTCAAAGGCGGCGAGATTCCACAAGGTACGTTGGACTGGATGAACGAGATCAAGGAGATGGCACGCGAGAGTGCCTTGACCCCGCCAGTGTCCTACGGCCAAGACGAGGGGAGTCAGCGCAGCGCCTTGACTCTGGCCTTCCGTATGTGGCCCCTATCGAGTGCGGTACGCACCAGTCGAGGCTTTTGGACGGATGGCTTGGCGTCATTGAACCGCAAGGCTGTCATTGTCGCGATGACCAAGGGCGGGTACAACCTGCGTGAAGGTCATGCTGATTATGAGATATTACCAACCTGGTCGTCTATGCTGCCCAGGGACCGAGAAGCGGAAGTCAACGAGACTGTTGTCCGTCGCGCCGCTAACCTGATCTCGGTGCAGCACGCTCTAGAGCTCCTTGAGGAAAAAGAGCAGACCTGGATCGAGGAAGAGGAGGCACGGATATGGGCAGATAGGCAGAAAGAGGCAGACATCGAGGTGCAAATTGCACAAGCAGGATTCGGTGGGCCTGGTAACGATCGTTCGTCAGGCCCCACATCAATGCCTACCAGTTAGGACAGGAGAATACTATGCCAGCAGAGACAGCAACCGAACAGCAGACCGGCGTGCCAGCGAATGCAGCCGCCACAGCCCCTGCACCAGTGCAGACTCCTGCGCCGGTTCAGCAGGCCCAGGCGGTCCAGGCGCAAGCCACACCGGCCCCTGACGCGGGAGCACAGAATCGGCAGGCCGAACATCCAGAGGAAACTTGGGAGCAACGCTATCGCGGCGTGATGACCCACTTGAACACCGTCAATGCTCAGCGTGAGGCGGCAGAACGCCAAGCGCACGAAGCGACGACGGCAGCGGCCACGATGCAAGAACAGTTGCAGCAGTGGCAGAGCGTGGCGCAACAGTCGCAAGCTCAGTTGGCGCAGGTCCAGGCACAGGCAGCGGAAGCTATGCGGGAAGCCGCGTACATGGCCCTCGTCAACACCGAGTATCCTGATTTGGTCCAGATCGCCGGCGCGCTACAGCGAATGGACACCCCGGATCAACAGCGTCAGTTATTCGACACGGTACGCCAGCAGCTTGGAACACGTGTGGCGGCGGCAGCGACTCAGCAGGTTGCACAGCAATATGCAGGTGTGACCCCTGGCGGCGCCCCGGCCCCCGGCACGACCACTGGCCCTGGTGCTCTACCGTCGCGTGAGCAAGTGATGGATCACGTAATGGATGAAAACCTTCGTAGGAACGACCCGCGATCCTACGAGCAATGGATGGAAGTCTATCGCGCTCACCCGGAGATGACTCCCGCCAGCCTGGGGCGCACGTGGCAAGACCCGTTCCCGAATGACTATCGTCAGATGCAGGTAGTCGCAGGGCAAACCCCTGCACCTCTCGGCCAGCGTCACACCGTTCAGAACCCGGAGGCAGGCCCCGGTATGCCTGGAGCATTCGGCGGCACACAGCCTCCCGGCCCTGGTCGCGGCGACCCCTGGACACAAGGCGGCGGTTCATAACCTGGGCGAGTAGCTCAGGAGGATTACGAATATGGCAGGAGCACTGACAGGTTTCGATACGTATTATGGCCAAGAACCGTGGTCGGGGATTGATCGTAAAACAATCCCCTATTACGTGCCGGAACTGGCCGACCAGTTCCGGCGCTTCAACGTGTACGCGCCCTTTACCACGTTCGCTGTGTCGATGTTGCAGAACTCGGCAGAGCAGATGTTCTTCACGGAAATCTATGACCTGGACTATGACAAGTCCACGATTGATGACCGTGCGCTCTGGCTGACCACGCAGTATTTCGACTCACGGCAGATCAGCATCACCACGTCCAGCTATGGCAGCAAGGTCGCGCTCCACAAGCACGACCCCCGCGTAGCCTACTGGCGTATGAACGGCGGCGACATCCGGCAGATCGCACGCGGAGCCCTGGGCCTTTCGATGACCCAACAGATCGACGAACTGGCCCGCGATGCCTTCCTGTCCGGCCCGTTCTGGCTGATCTCGGGCCACACGTCCAACACGATGACGGCCAGCAACTTCCCGAACTTTGGTGTGCTCACGTCGAGCGACACCTTTGACCCGGACATAGCTTCACAGATCTGGCTGATCATGGATGACAAGAACGTGCCTGGTGCCAACGACCCGACTGGCATCGGCGGCAACGTCATCTTTGCGATCACCAGCCACAACGTTTGGTACGATTTGGTCAAGCCACAAGCGAGCGGGACCAACTTGTTCCAGACGGCCCTGACGACTCTGCAATCGCCCCTCTTGATGAACTATGAGATGGGGCAGTACATGAACACCCGCTACATCAAGACCCCGTTGAACGTGCTCTGGAACTGCGGGGCTATCACCGCTCAGACGACCTTGACGGCGGATGTTCCCGTTGGCGCTGGTGCGGCCACGACCGTGCACAACCACTATACGGTTGGTCAGACCAGCCTCCGCACGTCCGAGACGAACAGCGATGCCGGCACGCGCTACATCAACGTGGCCGACGCTACCGGGTTCACGGTGGGGGACATGATCACCCTGCACAAGACTCGCACGTCCGTCTTTGGTGTGACCAACGGTGTGGACTATCGTGAGGGTACGCTGACCAACCGGCACATCGTTTCCATCAGTGGCACGCAGATCGCCTTGGATAAGCCCGTGCTCAAGTGTGAGTATGTCCAGGGCAACTATGTCACCAAGGGCCTTCACGTGAACGCCACCATTTTTGTGGGGGGCCCCAGGGCGGTTGTGTGGGCAGTCACACAATCGCCTGCGATGTACACCCCGCCCATCGTTGACGACCGGATGGCGCAGCTTCGCGTCACCTGGGACATGACAGCCAAGGCGCAGAGCTTCAAGCCCGAGTACGCCTATGTGGTGTATAGCGCGGCTTCAAGCGCCGAGGGCATCCTGCCTCAGTAAGGAGGCTTTGGTATGTTGACTTGGGAACTGGTGCTTGCACGTATGCGCCGGTTCCTCAGCGACATCGAGGTAGAGGGACGAACGCCGCGAGTGACGGACCAGGAGATCGCCGACGCTTGGCAAGACGCTCAAGACGACCTGGTGAAATTCGCGGCACGTCCCAATTCTTTTACTGTCGCTGCGGGACTGACTCGCGCCCTACTCCCCGACGACCTGTACCGGATCGACCGGGTGCGGATTGACGAGGGGGACGATGTGAACCATTACACCGTGCTCCCCTTGGACGCCTCGGAAGTGACGGACACCGACATCTATGAGGGGGTATACTGGTACTGGACGCACTCGACGCTAGAGTTTACCCAGGCAATCACGTATGAGGCTACGGTCTACTACAGCGCCTACTATCCAGCACCGGACATCTCAGACCCGGCTATGCCCATCTACGTGCCACGGTGGGCGATCCAGGCTTGTGTGTACTATGCCTCTGCTCAATGCGTGGAAAAGCAGACTATCGCGGACCCCCAACTGCGGCAGTATGCCAACAGGCGGCAGGACGCCGGGAATCCAACTCACAACCCGTTCCTACAGGTAGCGGAATACCTACTTGGTAGGTATCGGGAACAAGTTTGGGGACGTACCTCTGATCAGGTACACGAGCGTGTGTCATGGCATTCATCGTATCGCTGATCCAAAGCGCCATAGTAGAGGACTTGGAGGCCGCGTTTGTCGGCACGACATCACCCGCTACGGTTGGGCAAATCGTGTTGGGCAGGCTGATGGCCGATCCCGAGGGTGAGGAAAACCCTATCGAGGTGCACGAGAACGACCCCGATAACCCGGAGGAATGGACACACCAGCAATGCACATCACTCCCTGGATGGGCGCCGGCCGGATCGCCAACGAGCACGCACGACATCGGCGGCGGGGAGACGTGGGTGAGACGGTTCACCGTCAAGCTCAACATCTTCTTGACGCGGGAGGGACTCGAACGCAATGAAGCCATAGAGGTTATGAACACGGTCCACGGGATTGCGATGCACGCCCTACGCAACTCTACTCGAATCCCTGGCCTGACTGACGAGTACGGCGAAACGGTTTGGATGGTCCGACATTGCATAGCGAAATCTGAGATGAGCTTAGGCGGGGGACCGCCAACATCTTGGATTGGTCGCGGAAAGTTGTGGGTACAGGTATGGTCGAGCCTAGAGTAGTCACACCGGAGAACATGCGCGTGTTGGCGTTTCTCCCCGAGCGGAGGACGATCACCGGCGTCACATTCGTGCGGATCACTGGCCCTTTCACCGAGTTACGCCGGAAAGGACTCGTGGCCGACTGGATGCCATACGAGTATGCACGCGCCAGCGCGCAGGCCGGCCGCGCAGAGATTACCAGCTATGACGTGTACGTGTTCCAGCGAGCCGGGGACATTGGCGGCAAGTTGGTGGACTTGATCGCCAAGCTACAGCGAGCGGGCAAAAAGGTGGTATGGGAGACGGACGACGACTATACCAACGAATACCGGCAGGTCTTGGACGCTGACGCTGTGAGCGTAGCTGCCGCTGCGGACGCTGTGACCGTCTCGACTCCCTACCTGCGTGAGCAGATGGCCAAGCATATGGGCGATGGCCACCCGCCGATCTACCTGCTACAGAACACGATCAACTTGTCTTTTTGGGACTCGGTGGCCTGGAAGCGTATCGTGGATGGCCCTACCATCGGCCTGGTTGGCACGCCTACGCACGGCAAGGATTGGGAGCTTGCTCTGCCGGCACTCAAGCGTATCCTGGCCGAAAGACCGGACGTGACGCTCATCGTCGGTGGCTACTTGCCCGAGTATCTCAAAGATCTTCCCAACGTCCAATTCCTCAGTCCGATCGACTATCAATACTATCCTGCTATGGTGCGCCAGATCGACATCGGCCTTGCACCCCTGGTAGACGAGGACAAGTTCAACTGGTCAAAATCAGGGATCAAGGCAATGGAATACTGGTGTTCGGGTGCTGCTGTGGTATCATCTGATGCAGAACCGTACAGGCGAATCGCAAATGAGGATGCGATGTTTCTCGCCCGCGACGAGCAGGACTGGTACAAGTGTATCACGACGCTACTGGATTGCCCCAACCTACGGAGGGCTATGGCCGACACTGGCCGCGAGTGGGTGCGTCAGCACAGGAATATGGAGCACAACGCGCCCTTTTGGTGGGACGCATATCTAGAGCTGTTCAAGTGAAGGAGGACACACGATGAGTGTATCGACCCTTGAAGGCAAATGGGCCTTTGGCCCACAGACGGCCAAGAGTGCCGTCGCGACCACGTATTACGAGATGCGTACCATCGCCGTCCGTGGTGGCCCGGTAGACGTTACCGAGCAGATGCCCCCGGAGCTTGGTGGCGTGCCAATTGCTGATGGCGCCCACAAGTTGGGGAGCTATTACGCGGCCACGGTGGATATGATTCCGCGTCTTGAGGAAGATATTGGGTGGCTGTTATACGCGGCCTGCGGCAACGTCTCAACCGTCGCGGACTCGCCCGAGGCCGGCGCGAACACCCACTACTTCCGTATGAACTCCAGCGACTATATGGACTTGAAGTGGTTGACGTTACGCCGGCAGATCCCCTCAGAGGAAGGCGCGGCCAACAGCGGCTTGCAGGGCTTGGATTGCAAGGTCGCCAATCTGATGTTCAACCTGGCTGGCGCAAGCCGACTCACTGCCCGCTTTGGTCTGTACGGTCGCGTGCCCTCGTTCTCGGACGATGTGAGCGGCTGGTCGGAGAACGCAGCCGAAACCTCCACGAGTATCGCCCTTGCGTCTAGCTCGGGTTCCTGGTTCAAGATCCCCGACTTCCAGGCCGGTTCCCTGCCGTTCACCCAGGCCCGTATCTCGCTGAACAACACCGTGTCTCAGCCTCAGCAAGAGTTCATCATCGGTTCCTACCATCCCGACGACGTGACCGGGTTGTATCGCACCCTCACGGTTGAGGGTGTCTACAAGTGGGAAGACGAGGATCTCTGGCTACAGCTTGCGGCCAACGGTGGGACCGGCGCATCTATCGCCTGGACGAGTGACATCTTTACCGGCAGTATCTCGGTCAAGGCCGTGTCGCCCTCCAACATCTCCGGTCTGTCCAGCCCGTACAGCCTGACCTTTACCGCCCCCAACGTCTACTTTGCCACAACCGCGCCCCCGGAAGCTGCCGGCGTCAACATCGTACAGCTTCCGATCACCGGCTTTGTGGCCCGCCCCACCAGTGGCGACACGTTCCTGTTTGCCCTGGTCAATGAGGTAGCCAGCTATACCTGGCCGTCCTAACAAAGGAGCTTTGTTGTGGCTTTAAAACTCACGCATCCAGTGGTACAAGAGTTTGTCTTGCTTGATCTGGACCCCACCGGAGAGGCCAAGGTGTCTTTCCGTCAGGCTACGATGGGAGACAACCAGGTACGCGATACCCTCCTGTTCGCGGGGCAGC